TTAGTCGCTGAGAATGCACTTACTGTAGGCACGGTTAATCCTGCAGGGATAGTTATTTTTCAATTGGCATCATCCGACCCTACTAATTATGTAGATATGAATGTTTCAAGTACAAATCCGAATTATGTAAATATTTCATCAGGTATAACCACTGGAACTATTATTGCAAATTCATTTTCTGGTGGAATTGCTAAGTATTTAGTTACTGGTGCGGCACCTGGAAATATTGCAGGTTATGCCACTGGATCATTTTCTCCATTTGAACTTACAAATTTTGTTGGAAATGGCACTACTACTGCATATACAGTTAGTTCAAATAGTGGTGCATTATTTCTCATTTATACAGTAGCATTTAGTTCCCAGAGCGGAACTAGTACAAATGTGACTGTTAGTTATTATAATAGTTCTGCAAATACAATTACTGCACCAACTTTGAGTTTCTCAATCATTGCCATGAATTAAAAAAAATAATATATAATATAATGCAAGAATTATCTGAAATATTTTACACTTTGTTGATCACAACCACAATTGGTTTAATATTATCAATTGCTAAATTATGCTATAAATCTAAATGCGCCAGTATAGATATATGCTGTATTAAAGTAACAAGAAATATTACCGCCGAAACTGAGTTAGATGAAAGAGAGCCACCAAGTCCAAGACCAGAAAATAATAGTCAACGAGTTTAATTTTTTAAATTTTCATATTAAACATTAGACCCTTTATATAAGGGCAAAAAAATTATAGATTAATATCAATATATAATTTTATTTTTTTATCTAATTTAGATAAATAATATAATAAATTTATCAAACATAGATAAATAAATGTAATTTTAATAAAATAATATAATTAGATAAATACTTAATGTAAAAATTGAATGATTTTAATAAAATAAGGTAAATATAGATCTATATTTACAATTAAACAAATAAAATGCTATATTTTTACATAATTTTATTTTAATTTACATGTATTTATCTATATTAGATAAATATATGTAAATTATCAAACATATTAAACATTAGATAAATTAATATTTATCCTTTATATGTACATATAACATATATTTTATTTTATTAAAATTTATATAAATAAAAATACATATTAATATATTAATTTTTCGCCCATATATTGCATTTTAAATGTTTAATATGATTTTGCTTTAAATGGTGGTAAATTTTTTGTTCCTTTTATTTTTTGCTTTAATTTAATTTGAGATTTTAAATTTTTTTTATCTATCTCATTTATAGTCAATGGGGTATTTTTATTTACCCTTATAGTTGGTCTATACACGGGATACTCTTTATTACCTACATCAGTCCATAGCTCTTTATACCATCGTTCTAAATCATGCTCTTTATTATCATCCTTATAAGTCCCTCCTAGCTTCTTGTATGTTTTAACAATGAAGCCGCTCTTATAAGCACTTGGCTTGTCATAAACAATATCAGCATATACTTTCACGGCTTCATATAATTTTTTATTTACAGGTACAGCCATTTTGCTTTTATATATATAATAAAAATATATTATATCATGTCTTATATATATAAGAATTTTTCATCTTGGGAAATATCAACAATCGAGAACGAAATGGAACAAAGCCCAGATGTGGTATATCTTGATGTCGTTGTATCTAATATTAACAGTGGAGATGCTTCTGATTTTAGCAAGGTATTTGCTGAATATAATGAGGCTAGAACCATACCATATCTATATGATCCAAATGAGTATTATGGCGCTGTTGTTCAGTTTACCTTAGATAATACAGATACGCCATTATTGGAAGCCCAAATTGTGCCAGACCAATCAAATGCAAATTTAACAATTTATAATGTTGGATTATCTTATGGTGCGAGTAATATTATAGTCCCAATTACTTATATCGCACAGAATGCGACTGCCGTTCAACCATTACCGCCAAGTTCATTTCCAAATGGTATTCAAGATTTGAATACTGGATATTATAGTATTTTTTCATATAATTATTTTTGCCAATTAGTAAATACTGCATTTGCAACAGCATTGACTCAATTAATTGCATTAGTCCCAGCAATTCCAATTACCACAAATCCACCATTTATTAAATTTGACCCAACTACGGATTTATTTAATATCACAATTGACCCAATATTTGACCAAACCACCGCAGGAACTCCAATTAATATATTAATGAATAATTCATTATATTATTTATTTTATTCATTTCCAGTTTCCAGAGTTTCAATCGGCGCAAATACTTATTTTGAATTAATTGCAACAAGTGCCACAATTACTACAATATCAGTACCAGCACCCGCAACGATATTATTGCAAGAAAAAAATAGTACAAATCTATGGGACCAAATTTCATCAGTTTGCATAACATCACAAACCGTCCCAGTGGTAAGATCACAAACATTAGCACCTGCTTTGTATTATGAAGGCGGTATTATTCGCAGTGCTAATAATTCATTGACTCAACCAATTCTTCTAGAATTTTCAGTTCAAAATTCAGAATATAATAGGTCGATTACATATAACCCAACTGCGCAATATAAGACATTTTGCATGACATCAGATTGCGCCCTATATAATTTTGATATTAAATTCTGGTATAGATCAACAATTGGAATCCTGCGCCCAATTGCTTTAAATTCTGGTGCAACTTTATCCCTTAAACTGGGTTTCTTCCGCAAAAAAATCCACACGCATCTAAAACCTTTAATTTAGTAATTTGACGAGTTTATAATACTTATTTTTTTTAAATCGTATTAAACATTAGCATATATAATAATATAAAACAACATATTTCAATATGCCAAATTATGCGAATGGAAAAATATATAAAATTGTGTGTAATATTACAGGGGAGCAATATATTGGAGCGACTACTCAAAAATTAAGTCAAAGACTAACTTGCCATGTATCAAAAAAAAATACAGATAAAATATATAAATCAAAGGGTATTATATTAAGAGGAGATTATCAAATTGTATTAATTGAAAATTATCCATGTGGTAATAAAGAAGAATTAGAAAGAAAGGAAAGAGAGCATATTGAGGCCAATATATGTGTTAATAAAGTTATACCAACAAGAACAAGAGAAGAATATTTTGAGACTAATAAAGAAGTACTTCTTTTAAGGAGCAAAGAATATTATGAGACGAATAAAGAATCAATTAAATTAGGCCAAAAAGAATATAGGGAGACCCATAAGGAAGCAATAAATTTACAAAAACAAGAATATAGAGATACACATAAAGAAGAAATTGCTTTGGGAAAAAAAGAACATTATAATGCACATAAAGAAGCAATTTTATCGAAAAATAAAGAATATAGGGATACACATAAAGCAGAAATAGCTTTGCTAAAAAAAGAATGGGCTGATAAACATAAAGATGAACTTAATCGTAAAAGAAGAGAACGATATCAAAAAAAGAAGCAGGAGAAAATGGAGAAAACCGAGACCCTATAATTTGAGTTATACCAATATTTAATTATTTTTTTTTGAATTATTATATCTGTTAAAGTATATAATAAGTAAAATATTTGAAAGTTTGTTTATCAAATCATTAAAGTAATTCAAGATGTCAGATCATCAAATTGAAGGAATCAAGATAACTGATTCCAGAATCAACGATCTGACCAATGACCTCACATTTGGTGTTTATGACGGTGCATCGCAATTAAGTTGGTTGCTGTCTAATTAAAAGTTAGGCAAGTCTCATATAAGAGGCGACACGTCCAAATTGCGGGAATCCCCTGAAGGCATATGGTACTAAATTATAGTAGAAATATTATAATGGCGAAAGGTAATTCTAATCGGTATAGTAAAAATTCATATGTTATAGGGCAATCCGCAGGAAAGTTCCTAAGTCCGTTATGCAAGGATATGGAAAATCTTCAACGACTAAATGCTCGTGGGCTTGAGGGGATTAGCACCCCCTATGATGGCTTAAGATATAGTCTACTCCCAGCCGAGAGGTTGTCTTCCCCATTGAAAAAGGAAGAGCGAGAAATTATAGTAAATGATAATTTCATACTCGTGGTATTGGTAAATTGCAACTTACCAACAATTCCCATGGAACTCTGCTTCAAATTCATCCTTGACAGCAAACATACAGATAAACTAATTGTCTGTGTCTATTCAAAAGATAGGCAAGTGGTTAACTAACTTACTATAAGTTAAATACTGCGACACGTCCAAATTGCGGGGATACCCTGAAGGCATATGGTACTAAGTTATAGTAGAAATATTATAATGGCGATAGTTAACAACTATCGGTATAGTAAAAAGTCATATGTTATAGGGCAATCCGCAACCAAGCTCCTAAGTCCGCTATGCAAGGATATGGAGAAGGCTCAACGACTAAATGGAGGTGGGGTTGAGGAGATTAGCAATCTTCTATGATACCTTAAGATATAGTCTAGTCCTTATTGAGAGATAAGGTTCGCAACGACCTAGCGAATCCATTGTATCAGATGCCAGAGTTTTATGGAAATCTGATCTTAATTTAACTATTGCCTGTGCCAATGTACCTGCTGGCACCCAAGCTTTTCAATACGGTGAACAAACAATGCCGGTGTCTATTCAAAAGATAGGCAAGTACTGGATTTAATAATTCAGTGCAACACGTCCAAATTGCGGGAACGTCTCGTTAGGTCTATAATACTAAGTTATCTGAGAAATCATATAATGGCTATAGTTAACTGCTATAGGTATAGTAAAAATTTATAGAATAGAGAAAATCCGCAACCAAGCCCCTAAGTCCGTTATGCAAGGATATGGGGAAGGCTCAACGACTAAATGGAGGTGGGGGTGAATAGATTAGCAATCTATGATGATCCCTTAAGATATAGTCTAGTCTTTACTGAGAAGTAAAGTCGGTACGTTAACCGATTCCCTTAATTCTTATCCTCTTCAATCTTTAATTACTACCGCATCCCTTACAATCAACAATGCCACATCATCCACAAACATGCAAGATATCCTTCCATTTATTAAACTATTAGAAGACTGCGATTCTCTTGATAAAATGAACTCTACTAGTCCAGATTATGTTAATGAATACTGGGGAATGTATTCTGATGCTATTCTTACCAACTCTAACCCAATGGCCTCATATAACGAGGCAAGTTATGACAATGCAAGAATTCCAAACGGCGCATATCCTGCAACCATTACTGTAAATCACTATGTTGCCGGAGTTCTTACCGATACTTCTCTTATCTCAACTGCCACAACTGATACATGGACTATTTATATTACTTTTAGCGGACTAACTGAGCCATTTTTGGCATTAGCCCCATTTACCAACAGAGATTTTAACAAAGCCGGTCTTCTTGGTGTTAATAACTTGGCTATGACTTTAAATGTTGATTCCGCCTGCAAAAAAGTATGGGCAACTGGAAATTCCTCAGTTAATGCTGGAGGAACTGGCCTAACCAGTTATATTACTTCAGTTTCATTGGGAAATCCTGCAAGTAATAACTTAGGATTCACAAATGCCAGATTATTATTTAACTTCTTAACCTTGACCGATTTGCAATATTCTAAAGTAAGCACCCGCTCGGTTACCAATTATACCGATTATAGCCGCTATATAAGCCCTAGTGCAAGTTCTCCAGTTGTCGCCGCTGGAGGTTCTGGCTCTGTAGCATTCCAAAACATTCAATTAAACCAAATTCCAAATCTACTAGTTTTCGGCCTTAGAGTTCCTATTGAGTCGCAAAACTGGGCATACACTGATTCATTCCTAAAAGTCAATTCAGTTTCAATTACATTAAATAATACTTCTGGTATTATCGCATCTGCAGATAAATGTTTGTCTGTGTCTATCCAAAAGATAGGCAAGTGGTTAAATAACTTACTATAAGTTAAATACCGCGACACGTCCAAATTGCGGGGATATCTTGTTAGGTCATAAATACTAAGTCATATAAGAAATTATATGATGGTGATAGCTAACCACTATCAGTATAGTAAAAAGTTTATGAATAAAGACAATCCGCAACCAAGCCCCTAAGTCCGATATGCAAGGATATGGGGAAGGCTCAACGACTAAATGGAGGTGGGGATGAGGAGATTAGCAATCTTCTATGATTCCTTAAGATATAGTCTAGTCTTTGCCGAGAGGTAAAGTGGTAACGATAACCAATCTTTTTAATATGAGTATTGATAGTGGCTCACATCAATCATTTTATTCATTCAATGGCCAAGCAAATGCCATCCAAAATGGCGCATCAGTTACAGTCCCTACAATGGGTTCGATGATGTGTATCAATCCCGCCAAATACCTATGTTTGAATCCATTGCTTTCTAACTCGTCGATCGGGCAATTTAACTTGCAAATTACAATCTCTTCATTCACTAACCAATTCCCATTTTCTATCCAACCTCAAGGTGTGATCATGTGTGTAAATTCTGGATACTTCGTCACTGAGACTGGCTCCAGTAGCATCTTTACGGCCGTTCTTGATAGACAATTGGTTCTTGATGCTAAACAGCAAGAAGATCACAATGTCATCGATGAAGAACTTTACAAACGCGCCGTTGGTGGAAAACTTCACCGTGGCTCATCTGGAGTTGCCAAGATGGTTAAGCATATGGGCAGACACAAGAAGAAGGGCGCAATGGCTTCTTCAAGTGAGGAATCCGCAATGAATGTTAGCGGTCTTAAAAAATTGCTTGGAAAGAAA